TTGCGCGTGTAGGACGCTGCCCGTGTTGGGGTTTCGGAATAGTTGGAACATGGCCTGTTGGCCGTTGTCAAGTGTCGTTATGTAGCACTCGTACAAAAAGGTTTGTAGCTCGTCTGTCATTAGGTACCTTTAGCTTTCCGTCGGTAGTCCAACGGTAGTGCAGGGTGCTACGCGGTTGGTGGATTATCCCCGAACACCAATAAAAACGCGGCTTCGACGGCTTGAGGGTTGTCTGCCATGGCGGGCGTAATTTCTATGTGCCACCAATCGCCGCCGGGTGCGCCGCTAATTGAGGGTTTGCTGTAGCTACTCCATGCTTGACGGTCACAACGCCAGCCACGGCCAAAAGGTTTTGGAAAGTAATCCAATATTGCTTGGACTCCTAGCGCGTTGGCGTTAGCAACAACCTTGTTAATAAACTCAAGCGAGGTTTTGCGGCCTGTTGGTACGCCTTTTTTTGTGTCTGCAAAGTATCTGTAGGAAAGGTCTACGGCGCGGCCCGTGGCGTGTACCGACAAGCTGCCAGGTTTGCCTTTCATGTCACGCTGTCCCCATGAGCCGTTATTCCATAAACTTTTGTTGCTGTACTTAATTGCGCATTTTATCCAAGCGTCCATACCGGCACGTGGCGCGGGTGCTGCCCCGTCGGCGTTGCCTATGTAATCTCGAGCGCCAGCAACACCGGGCTTAGCTTTAGCTACGCTCAGTGGTCAAGTTGCGGGGTTTTGTTTTTAAGCCCGTTAGACGCGACAAGGCCCGACAATGTGCCCGTTAAAAACACCAGCAACGTCGATAGCAAGTCAATGAGCTGCGCGTCAGTCGGGGCCTGTTTTTCAGGCTGGTCGACAAAAAGCACTCCGTAGATAAATGCAAATACGGTAAAAGTAAAACATACCGCTAGCAAACGGCCAACAAAAACTATAAGTGCCGCGTGTTGTTGTTCAGGGGTTTTCATTGTCGCAACTCGCTTTCGTAAAGCATGTGTAGTTCGTATTTTCTTTAGAAATTGTGCAGCCATTAAGCACCGCCGCTATAACTGCAACCATAAAGAGCAGCGCCGCATACTTTGCCCATCGCATTACGCCTCGGGTGTTGGCTCGGGTGCTGGTGGTTCTACAAACACGTCTAGGGCCGCGTCATATGTGTATCCAATGCCAGCGTATACGCCACGGAAGTTTCCGTTGTATGAAGTTTGCAGCCACAAGCCTGTTAAGTGTAAATCATTTGCGATAAACGCTTGTCCTACGGGTTCGCTAGCCGGGTATTCCGCGCCGCAAACGTCGTTACTTACGCCGATAACTTCGGTAACTATGTCGTTTGTTACTTGTGCAAAGTTTGCCATGTCATGCCCACGCAATCGTTCCGCTGTCGTTGAAAACATATATCCGATAGTTGCCAACGGTTGTTATTGTTGGCGACCCTGTTGTCGTTGCTGCTTGATAGTTTTTATCCTGTCGAACAATGACAACGCCTTTACCGCCAGCGCCGCGAGTGCCTGACGCTGTACCGCCGCCGCCGCCGCCTGTGTTTATTGTCCCTGCCGTGCCAGCAGCCGCACCGACAGCACCATCACCGCCGCCACCCGTGCCGCCAGTACCAGCCGTACCTACACCAGTACCACCGCCAGCACCACCACCGCGACTAACAGCACTACCAGTAATGCTTGACGATAAACCAGCGCCGCCGTTGCCAGCAACGCCCGAGGCCGCGTTAGCACCGACAGCACCAGCGCCACCACCACCGCCACACGGCGAGTTACCAAAACCTGTAGTAGAACCACCGTTAGAACCCTGCAAGGCTGTACCTGCACCACCTGACAAAGTTTGTGGGACAACCGAGTTTGCGCCGTTACCGCCACCCGAACCACCAGCAACACCATTGGACGAAGAAGCACCACCACGGCCGCCACCCGTAGCAGTAATAGTTGTAAGCCCCGAGCCCGTTATTGTTGAGTCAGTACCGTTAGACCCTGCTGCGCCACCAGCGCCTACCGTAATTGTGTAAGTAGTGCCGCCTGTTATCGGTGCAGCCGCCCTTGCAAAAGAGTTAGCGCCAGAGGTTTCGCCCGGTACAGCGTTAATGTAACCGCCAGCACCACCACCACCGTTGTTACCACCCGAGCCACCGCCCGCAATAACCAAATACTCAAAACTTAACGGCGTACTTAGGCCGCCACTAGGAAAAAAAATAGCAGCGCTAGCACTTGTAAAGTAAAGCGTGCCACCTCCATATTGCGCCAACGCTAAAGAACCAGTAGTGCTTACTGTTGCTGTGCCAGCCGTAATCGTGCAAGTGCCGGCACCAATGTTTTGTATAAACAAGTTGTCGCCAGCGCTAAAAAGTGACGTGTTAACCGTAATGGTTGTTGCGCCTGCCGCGTTCATTTGTACGCGCTTGCCAGCGTCGCCAGCCACCAGCACGTAGCTAGCGGTTTGTGCGTTAATTGGTACGTTAAATGTCGAGTTAAGTTGGTCGGCCGTTAAAACGTTGCCGCTAACAAAAGGGTACGGGGTTGTTGCCATATTGGGTACTTTATCCTAAAACGGGTTGAGGGTCGGTTATTCCTAAAATGCCGTAAATTGCGTCGTTCAAAATAAATTCGTACACAATCACCGTAGGGCTGGTACTGATTAAAACGCTGTGCCCGGTAGCAAAATTTAGGCGGTGCTCTATGCCCTCGATTGCTAGCTCTTGGGCTAGTTGGGTTGTTGTTAGCCCTGTTTGAAAAGACTTTTCTATGGTGATGGTGTCGCCTATTTCAAGGGTTGCTACCGTGTCGCGTTGTGCAGCTGTTAGGACGGTAAACGTCGTTTCTACTGACGTGTAGCGGGCCTCGGGTTGGCCGTTTAGTAGGTAGTCGGCGGCGTCGTCTATCGCTGTTTGCTCGTGTAAAAGGCTGTTGCCAATGTTGGTGGTTTGTATAAAGTACGTGGCAATGCTGCCAGCGTCTACAGCGGTAGCGGTTTTGTCGTCTAGCCCTGTGACTACGGCGCGGTTTATTACTTGGTCGGCTTCGAACGATATGCCTACGCCCGTAAATTTGAGGGTGCCGGGTGCGCCGTCGTCGTGGAAGTCTGCCGAGCTGCCTGCAAGGGTGTTGCCGATACGGTTTTGGAATGTTAGGACGCCAGCCCTTGACATAAAAAGCCGCCCAAATTCGGCGGTGTCGTTTATTTGGGTTAAATAACTAAGTGCGTTGGTACCGGCTGGCACCGTGTAGGCAGCGTCATGGCCGAGGTTTACGGTGCCTGTAGCAATGTTGCGAGCCGCTAACGGAAAGTCAACCTCTGGTAAATCTAGGACGGTTTCTATGCGCTCGCCCGACGTTTCGGCGGTTACGTTGAGCTCGTCTAAAACGGTTTGACTAAGCAAATAGAATTGGTCGGCACAATAAACCTCTACTGTGTCGGTGCCGCCGAGCGAAAAATTGTAATTATAATTGACAACAAAACCGTTAAAAATGTACTCGGGGTTGTTAAGGGTGTCGTAACGCAATAGGCGTACCTCGCGCATTGGGGCTAGCCCGGGTTGCGCGTTGGCGGTGTCAAAAAATGGGCTGTCTTGATTAAACGGATTAAACACCCCAGACGCCAATGTGTCGTCAAGGGTAAAGGTCATGGTGCCAGCGCCAAACGTGTCGCCTTGGTCGCGTCGGCCTCGGCGTACGTTTACGTTTAACGCACCGTCTAAAACGCTTGCAAATTCGCCTATACCGTCTAACAGGTACTCGGTATTGTTGAGCACCCCGCGCGTCGCGTCGTCGAGGGTAAACGCGTTGAGCTGAAAGCCTGTCGCTATTTGTAGGTCATAGTTGCCCGATTGGACTACAGCTACAGCCATGTTATTGTGCCACGTTTAGTTGTAGCGGGCCAGCTGTACGCGAATACGCCCGCAATGCGTTAACAACGCTTTGCCCTATTTCGGCGCTGGTAGATAGCCCGCCCGTTACGTTAATTGTTACGCCGCTACCGCCCATGTTGCCCATTTGCGATAATGGAATAACGGCCTCGGGGCCTGCCTCGCCAATCATGGCAAGCGTTGGCCCGGTCACTATGCCGCCGTCGGCCATTTTAGGTATCGAGCTACTAATTGTAGAAACAATACGGTTAACCCGTTCGGTTACTACTACGTCAATGTTTACCGAGCGCTTCAGCTTGGCGGCTATCTCGTCCATTTTTGCCATAAGTTTTGGCGTTAATTTTGTTAGCTCTGCCTCAAGGCCGTTAACAATGAATTGGGCTTGGTCTACGCCTGTCTTATACCAATTATTGGCGGCTTGTAGTCCTACCTTGTCCGCTGCCCGTTGTGCGGCCTCTACAAGCGCGTTGGTTTCGTCTATAGCGGTTTGCCCGCCCTTTACAAGCTCTAGGGCTATTTCGGCGCCAGCAACGTTGCCTGCGTCCATAACGTAGCCCAATGCGTCTTGGCTTAAACCCATTTCCAAGGCTTTGCCAAGGTTTACGGAATACTCGACAATGCCGCGTACTTGCCCGCGTAGGGCGTCTAAAAAGCCTTTAAAGCCGTAGTCGCCAGCTTCAAGCGCAGCGTTAAAATCAAGTGCACCCTTAACGGCGTCGCTTACCTTGGTAGCAAAATCGTTAAATTCGCCTTGCGCGTCTGCCAACTTTTCTTTAGCGGTATCTACTGCCTCAGTAAGTTTTTCTTTAAGCGCCTCGGCAAAACTTTCTACCTCTTTTTTAGCGCCGCCCACGTTGTCTTTTGTTTCTTTAAATTTAGAATTAAATACCCCGGCAGCGTCCGCTACGCGCATTTGCTGTTGAGCCGACAAACCAAGCGCCTTGTTGTATGCGCCTGTTTCTTGCTCGGCGTCAAAATAGCCCGAGCCAATAGCCTGCAAGCCGTTAACAAACAACGAAATAGGGTTAATGAGCTCGCCAATTAACTTGCCAAATTTGCCAACCTTTACCGTGGCGTTAGTTGCTGGGGTAGGCATATTGCTAAACGCGTCGTTAATTTTTACTAGCCCGTTAGCAAAATCGGTTGCCGCTGGCAATAGTTGCTGCCCTAGTTGTATTTGAAAGTTTTTAAACAAGGCGCTTAGGGTGCGTTGCTTGTTAGCTAGGCCGTCGGCTGTCCTAGCAAAGTCGCCTTGTGCGTCGCCCGTTTGTTTGTAGATAGCGGATTGTGCCGCCAAAATCTTTTGTTGTGCTGTTAGCGCACCGCTGCCCTTGTATATGCCTAGTTCCATTGCCTCGGCTTTTAGGGTTGCGTCGTTGAGCAATACACCAAAACGACGTAGAGGCTCGCTTTCGCCTCGTAGGGCCGCGCCAATAGCCTGTACGGCTTCCTCGGGCGTTGTGTTATTAAACGAGGCTAGGTCAGTAGCAAGCGTTACAAAGTCTGTAGTAAATAGGCTTAAATCCTCGCCAGCTAATCCGGCAGCTTTACCGAACGTGCCGAAAGCACCGGCAGCGTCGAGCACGGCCTGTTTAGATTGCCCCAAGCTTCGCGCGGCAGTATCGGCAAAATCTTTAACGCTCTTGGACGCGCGCCCAAAAATTACGTTTACCTTGCTGGTTGCTTCCTCAAAATCTGAGGCCGCTCGAATAGCCGGGGCAATAACTTGGGTTATGGTGCCGATAGCGGCGGCAGCTGGCAGCAATGCGCGCTGCAAAATAAAGCCCGCTTTTTGGGTTGTTGTGGTCAGGCTTTTAAATTCGCGTTGAGCGTCGGCAACACCCTTGCCACTAAAACTAGTTAAAATCGGTATGTTAATTGCCACGGGATACCACCAAATTACGGTTTGTCTGTGTCATAACTTTACCCACAATGCTCAGTAGCTCGGCGGTTACTGCCGGGCGGTTGCTTTCCACGGCCTTGTCAATAACACGTGGGGCGTCTCCTACCTCTTTATTTAGATTGGCAATAAACGCCGTGTTACGTACTCCGCTAATGCCAGCGCCCGCGTGGTCATAGATAGCGCCAGCAAAACTCTTTTGTTGTACCACCATTAAACGGTATGGCTTGGCACCGTAAACAACTTGCCGGGTGTAGCCGCCTTGGTCAAAATCTACGTAGCGCTCTTTAGTTGCTCGTACACCTACGCGCACGTTAAAGCCGCCCTGTACCTCGGATACGTTCCAAGCTGCCTCGCGGCCACGAATTAGCGAGCCTCGACGCATACCGGATAGCGGGGCACCGTTGCTACGCGATTGTGTAGAAACCATGCTTCGCGCCTCTTGCACAATTTGGTTTCCAACGGTTTTAATGTCTTTAGTTACTTGCCGCCTAATTTTGCGGTCTATGTCGTTTAACTCTTTTAACGCGTTTTGCACCCCGTAAACGTCAATTTGTCCGGTTATGCCCATAGCGTCGCTACCTTTTTTTGTGTGCCTCGGTCAACACTTTAGCCACCGTCTGCAAGTCTTGTAGCTCAAACGGGATATTAGGCGGCCACCAACCGACAGCTACTAGCACCTCGGCTAGCTGGCGTCTGTAGGTGCCGCTTCGGTAAAACTTGGTTGCTCTTGCTCGACAACTTCAATGTTGACAAGCTGTTTAATGAAGTTGTCAAACTCTGCCGGTACAACAATCTTGTTTAACTTCGATGCTTCAAACGCCAAAAAGGCTAAATCCTCTATGCCAATACCATTGGCCATATCGGACGCTTTGCGCTTAAATTTCCTTTCCCATGCCACAACAACGTAAAGGTTGGTTGTAACCGTGTACGTGTTGTCGGGTAGCTCAACTTTTAGGGTTAGCTGCATAACTTGCCTCTTTCGTGTCGGGCCGTAAGTAGGCCGTTATTAGGATACGTCTACGGTGTACGCGCCGCCAGTAAACGTAATGTCAATAGTTGACAATTCGCCCATGGTTGCGTTAATGACTGGCAAAGACTCTAGGTAGGTGCCTGTCAAAGTAAAGCCCGGGTTAGTCGCCGAATATGTGCCGGGCGTTGTTGGTGCTTGTGGCGACACAATTACGGTTACTTGCGTACCAACAAGCGTAGACAATGTTGCGTACGTTTCGGTAGCGGCGTAGCTCATGTAAAGCGTCAGGGTTAGCTCGTTGTTTTGCAATCCGGGCGACATGAAACGGGCAACGTCTCCAAACGCGGTGGACTCGAGCGCCTCGATGGTTTGTGTCAAGGTCGCGCTTGTGCATTGGTCGCGCAAGCTTGTGGCGCCAATTAGTACGTCTGGGTTGCTTAGGTAAACTGTTGTGGCCATGGGGTTACTCCTCGTTTGTGTCTATGTCTTTTTTAGCATTTTTTGCGGGCTTAGGTGCGGATACTTTAATAAAGCCGCCAGCGAGTAGCGCCTCGACGTTGGCACCGCGCTTTGCAGCTAGGTCTAGGTCAAATTCGGCGCCCGGTGTACCTACTCGAGGGCTAACAACGGTGTACTTGCTCATGCTGTGGTGCTCGCTTTCAAGTCAATGGTTAAATCATAGGCGGCGTACTCGGCCCCACCGTACACCGCTACCGTTGGGCGGCCGCCAGTAACCGCTACGTTTTTAGCAAGCAATAGAGCTGCCATATTCATTAGCGAGCGTTGGGCGTCAAGGTTGCCCGGGCCAAGGGTAATGAGCCGTACCGGAAAGGTAATTTCGACAATGTTAAAGTTAAACGCAACAAAACTTGGCGCGTCTATAAACGCGCATGGCGGGTTAATGTTGCGCGGGTCATTAGTAACGGTTAGGCCCGTAATCGTGTTTAGCGTTGCTGTCAAGTCGTCTAACGCGACGTTAAAAAGGTCGGTGTATGCGGGTACGGGCATTAGGCCACCGCGGGGCGGTCAATACCCAACAGCTGCTTAACCATAGGGCTAAAGCCTGTTGAGCCGCCAGTAGTCATACCGTCAAACGACGCGTAATCCATGCCAGCGCTACCACGTTGCCTATACAAAAAGCCTGCATAAGCCACGGTGCCAAGCGTTACCGCGGCGCTCGGTGAGGTCGTCAAGCTGTCCACGTACCCGGCTTGCTGTCGTCGCTTGTAGCAAACGGCGTTAGCACTTGTGCGGCATTGCGTTAGAAACGTGGCGTCGGCCGCTGTAGCGGTGCCTATGCCTAACCAATCCTCTACTTGGCTGTCAAGCGTTACCCACGTACACGTAGGCGTAGTAGTCAGGGTGCCGGTGGCCGCCACAATCTCGACGTTGGCCGCTGTACGCGCGTAAAGCACTTGGTTTTGTATTGGCTGCTGGTAGTCAAAGGTAAAAAACCCTTGTTCGTCTACACCGGTAAAATAAAATTGCGGCAAATCTACGACGGTATAGGTGCCGTTAAAGGTTGCGTCAACGCCGCTTATAACAACGGATTGAGCAACCTCAAGCGGGTCGGCGTTAGTTAGTAATACAACAACCGCGTAATTGTCGGTTAAGTACTTTTGTGTGACCGAGTAAGCGGCCATAATGGCCTACCTTTCGGTTATCAGACGAACTTAACGAACTTGGTGGCGTCTGCCATGAAAGCGGCAGCGTAACCACGGAAAGCAATCGTGCGGCCCAAAGTTGCAGGAACCTCAACGCTAATTGCGCCCTTTTGTTGTTCGTAGAATTCGAAACCAGCGGCAGGGCCGGCAGCGTGTCCCATAAATGAGCCCGGTGCGTTCTTGTCAACAACAAGTACCAAGCCAAGCGGGTTGCCGTTCCATGAAGTAGCCGCCGAGTTGCCGGCAGCGTTTTGGCCCATAAGGTTTGGTGCACCCGTGTACGGAAATACTGGACGGTTGGAATCGTCTACCGAGCTGGCCAATGCGGCCCAACTTGCAGGCGTTACAAACATGTGCGTTGGCAAGTAGTTAGAGTTTGCCGAAATTTGACGGGCGCCCTCGTAAATTGCTGCTACCCAATCTGCACCTTTAGCGGTATCTGCTACCGATGAAGTTTGTGTGATTGCTGCATGGCAAGTGTCTACGGCGTAGTTGTCGGTTGCTTGGCCGTAAGCGATTGCGAGCTGGTTCAAAATGATGTCAATGCTTGATGGGTCTGACCAATCCAAGTCTTGTTCGGAAACGGTGACAAATGTTCCAAAACTTAGTTTTGAAACGTCGTTGTTTGAAACTACAACGGTTGACGCGTTCAACTGGTCAAACTGTGCGGCTTGCTGTGTAACAACTGGTCGAGTTGTAATTACTGGACGGCGGAAAGTTGCGCCAGCTGTCGGCATTGCCCTAGTCCCGATTGCACTGACAAACGGCCTAATTGGGTTTAGCGAGTCGTAGACACTCCCGGTGATGATTTCTGGCAATATGCCCGGGGTGCTTTCCGTGTTAATAAATGGCGCAACGCCGGGTGCAGCTTCGACAACTGCTTGCTTAATGTTTGCGTTCATTTGTGCAAAGTCGGCGCCGCCACGTACGTAGCTAGCGATATATTCCGACGTGCTTGGCAAACGCAATTTGCGAGGCTGTGCATAAATGGTTTGCACGGTTGCGGCCTCGATAACGGCTGGTGTTTCTACGGTCTTTTCCATTTCGGTTAACTCCTCGTTTTCGTCTTGTGTATTATTTAACTCTATTTCGTCGGGCTCTTGGTGGATACTCGCCGCGACGCGCTGCACCTTGGCCGCCTCAAATGCGCCATAGGGCAGCAAACTGAGCTCTTGCCAATCGGCCTTAGTTACAACCATGGTGCCGGCCTCGTCAAAACTAAATTCGACGGGCAAAATGCCTACGCTCACGCTGTCCAATACGCCGTCTTTTGCAAGCTCGAGCGCCTCGTTTCCTAGCGTTGTTTCGCTTATCTTGGCTTCAAACATGACGGTATCGCCTACCAACTCTCGAGCAGTAACTAAGCCGATTGGGCTAGTGCTGTCATGGTTTAAATACATTTTGGGTTTCTTGCCCTCAAGCGGTAGTGCGCCCGGCTCGAAACGTACTTTTTGCCCGTCCGATACGACGGCCTCTACGCCGTATTGTAGGGCGACGCCAGCAAGGGTTCTACGTGGCAGCGCGTCACCTTTTGCGGCGTCTAAATTTAATTCTTGTGGGATTAACCTAAGCATTGTTTACCTCGTTTGCCATGTCTGGCATGTTTTCGGCGCTGTCTTGGTATTGGTTTTCTAAATAGCTTTCGATGTCAAACATAACACCCGTGCCACGTGGTAGCACGTTATCCGCGCTTAGTGTTTCTTGTATGCAATCTATATACGGTTTTACGCCGAACGTGTAAAGGTCGCGTGACGCTTCCGAGCTACTGACATACGAGTAGTTGCCAATGCTTACCGAAACGAGATAAGCGGGCACGTTTGCAATGCGGGCAATTTCTTTTGCTTGGTATTCGGCGGCGTCGATAAGTAGCATTTTGTCGGGTGTTGCGTTGTTGGGTATTACCTCTACAAATTCGTTTACGGCACACGTGGCCGAGGCATATCTGGCCGAATCGTAGGCCGCGGCTAAATCGCTGAGCTCTTGCGGGCTCATGGGCTCGCCGCCTGTTTGACGCAAAGTAACCGCTGGCTGCAAGCTGCTTGAGTTTCTGTTTCGGGCCTGCTCGAGCTTTAACGCGGTGTCTACTGACGTTGCGCCAGTATAAATTAAGCCTTGAATTGGGCTTAAAAATTGTACGCAATCCTCGTAACGGATTGGTAAGCCTTGAAACAAAATTTGTTTAGACGGGCCAAACCATACGCCAGTACCTTGTGCTTGGTCTTGTGTTGTAATCATTGCAGCGGGTAGACGTGTAAACGCTGCCGGGTATCCGTCGGCGGTGCGCTCGGTTATATACCAAAATGCGCGGCCATAAAAAAACAAATCGTCAAATGTCCACGAAAGTATAAAGTTGTTTGTTACGCCCTTGTCGATACGTCGTAACCAACTACGCGGCGCTTCGGGTACCTTTTCCATTTCGTCGCCGTTCCACATTTCTTTATACATGACAAGCGGCAGACAGCCGACAAGGCTTGCCATTAAGTCGCGCGAGCGGCTAATAGTTGGGACTTGCATAAAGCGGCTACGGTTTACGCCGTCGGTGTACGCAAAAAAGTTGCCAATTTGTGACGCGCCAGCGTTGCTACCGGCAGCGGCTTTAACAACGGTTGCTGGTTCAGGTTTGCGCGTAAAAATAGCCATGCGTTTAGTGTGCCATATTTAGGCGGCTAATGGTGGCACTCGCTGGCGGCGAGCAATCCCCGACGGAAAGCAAGGCCAGCGAGCGCCAAGCAAACTTTAGCGGTTAGCGCCCATAATCATTGGTTTACCGACAAGTTGCGGGCGGCTTGCCATGGCGGCGGCCCATACCATGCACCGCGCCGCCTCAATGGGGCCCGGGCTACGTGTCGAGGATAAAGCAACGCTTCCGTTGTGTTTGATAAGTACGGCCCGCTCAACGTGTTGTGTTAGTAGTAGCTCGCCGTTGTGTTGTAAACGGTTTTCTATAATCATTGAGCGCACGGCGGCCGTCCATTTAAGTAGCTCACGGTAGCCAACTATGGTGCGGCGACGCTCGAGCGCGGGCGGGCAACTTACCTCTAGCGCGGGGATTATTGCTAGGCGTAGCCCGGGGTTGTTTTCTATTTCTGTGTCAACTAAGCGCCACATTTCGGCAACGCTGTTAGCGGTAAACGCTACGGCTACGTGTGTTTTGTTGCCAGCTTGTACGGCTCGCACCGCGGTATAGCGCGCCTCGTCCGTTGAGCTTTCGATAGCCAACACTCCGCCGGGGGGTGGCGGGGTATTGGTTTTGCAAGCGTCAAATACGCCCGTTTCTAGCCAGCCTGTTGTTACGGCCTGCCAAAGGTTTACAGACGCTCTAAGAAACGCCGAGCGGTTGGGGCCTAACGCTTCGCCCTCAATTACGTCTAGGTCAATAAGGCCGCCAGCTAGTGCGGGGTTGGCGTACTCCCATGCCTCGGGTGTCATTGGGTCAAGTTGTGGGCTAGGGCTAAATTCGGCAAAGTACAACGTGGTTTGTTTGCCGCTATCTATTGCCCTTAGCCCTTGGTCACGCCAACGCAATAGCGCGGTGGACTCTTGCGTACCCGCGGTGCTTACAAGCAAACACAACGGGTTTTTACGTGCACGTTGGGACGGTAGTAAACCGTCGTCTATGGCGGCCTCAGATATTTGCCATACCTCGTCGGCGGTAATTAGGTCGGCGCTGTAACCGTGACCGGCTGCCGGGGTAGCTGCTCGAATATGCCACACGCTGCCATTCGGCATTGTTAACTTTTGGCGGCCGTATGACCAACTTACCTCGGCACCAAATTTGGCTTCCATGATTGGCGCCAAGTAACTAAATTGCGCGGCCGTTAAATCCAACTTATGGCTAACGCTAATTACCGTTTGCGGCTGGCCTCGGTGCTCGGCCTCTTTAGTAAGCCAATGCCCAATGACGGCGCTCGACAAAAGGCTTTTGCCGTTTTGCCGGGCCACACTTATTAGCCCAACACGGTGTAACCATTTGCCCACGTCGTCAAAAGCGGTCAAACCCTCCAAGCAATGCAGCTGCCAAGCCATAAGCGGTAGCCCAAGCACCCTCTCCGCAAACTCCCCAATTTCGATAGCGCGTGATTGGCTGCCAACGTGCGTAGTCGTTTCTAGTCTCGGCTGGTATCGGCCGGTTAGAGCTGGTTCGGGTTGGTTTCCAAAAAATATAGGAATTAGAGCT